CGCTTTGATAGGCTACAGTGCTTGCCGTCAAGGTTGACAACTAGAATACTACAACTTACCAGATGTCAACCCAAAAAAAACAAACCCTTTACATGTGGCGCATTCTTTGTGTGTGTGGTGTTGTGTGGTGGTGGCTCTAGAAGTGCTTCAAAATGTTTATATCTGGCTATTAATAAGGTATATTTAAATATTTTGTTAATGGGGGCGGGTTAGGGTCACTAGGGGGTATGGGGTACATGGTATGCAACCACAATCAATTTTGTATATTTTTAGGCCCCCCTACCAGAATTTTTGGGCACCCACCACCGGTTCCAACCAGAGGGTTATCCGGGCTATCCCCCTACAGGATATTCCACATAAAACCTGCGCCTACTTTAAGTAGACTAATAGTAGACCAACAGTAGACTCGTAGTTAACATACAGGGTAGTTTACCTTAACGGGAGTACCCTCAGTATACACCGTATTTCAGACTTGTCAAGTAAAAAATGAAAAAACTACAAAATAAACCAAAATAAACCACTTTTTCCTTGACAGATCTTCCATACGGTGTATAATGGTAGGTACATGTAATACAAGTACACTCACACCCTCACAAGAATATAAAATACACATAAAAGGGGGCTACGGTTTGTATTACATCATTTTAAGTTTTTGGGGGGTAGCAATCAATGTACTATCTCCGGAGGGGGCATCTAAGCCCCATATCCCCCAAGACAAATATAATTTAACTATATGAAAAGGATAAACACCCCATGTGGAAATCACCGAGAATACTAGAAGTAGCCGTAGGTCTGGAAATCAATTGTTATGCCTGTGCGGAAATCTAAGAGATGGCCAAGGATAAATATGAAAAAAAGTTTGGGGCAGTAGCAGGGGGCATAAATGCTCTTGGAAATAGAAAACTAAGTGAATTTGGTAAAGTACACGGTGATGTATTTACAATACGAGGGCCAGAGGTTATAAAAGGATCGGGTATTCGTGCAGCTGATATTGGTATAGCTGCTGCTATGACTGCTGGAGTTCTTTGGTATAAAATGGGTGCTAAAGGTAAGAAAGTAAAAATTCCAACTGTATCTGTACCTACACAATTACAAGGAAAAAGAGTACCTACACAATTAAGAGGAAAAGCATCAGGTGCCCCTATTAAAAAATATGCCCGTGGTGGCGGGATAAGAAGGGCGAAGACCTATGGCTGAGATTACAGTAGGAATTAGCAATAAAACAAAACAAGCTATGCAAGATTCTGGATTAGATACTAAAACTGGAAGACCTGTTGTAGACAAGGAAAAAAAACCTCCTAGTGTTGTTCAAAAACTTAACAAAGCTAACGCTACACAAAACAACTTCACTGCCAACGACATAGATGCTATGACACCGGAACAACTTATGAAGTATTTAGATCTCCCAGATAAACAAGCCCGTGGTGGTAAAGTACACACGAAAACTTATGCCCGTGGTGGCGGGATAAGAAAAGCAAGGACCTATGGTTAGTAAACCCATAACAAGAGATCCGTACACGGAATACAACCCGTTTATACGGCTAGGATTAGATTTAGATAATCCAACACAAAATTTCCCCCTTAGAAGTACCAATAAAAAAGACAAGTTAAACAAATCAAAAAGAACTAAACCAGAAAGCTGGGACTACTAGTGCAACACACCGGAATACTAGCACAAGATAAAAAAAAGGAAGTTACCGAGAAACAAAAGAAGTTCCTCAACTGTCTCTTCGTAAACAAAGGCGACATAACCTTAGCCTGTGAGGAAGCCGGTTATTCCCCTTCTTCTAGAACTTGGCTTGTTAAAAGCCTTGCAGATGAAATCATAGATATATCCAAGAGAGAACTAGCCGTTAATTCAGCTACAGCCGTGTCTCGTGTTGTAGAATCCATGAACGATGACGGGTTAAATCCCCGACAGGAGTTAAGACTAAAGGCAGCACAGACTCTCCTAGATAGAGTTGGTCTTGGCAAGATAGAAAAACAAGAACATGATGTACGGGCCTTACACGGCATCGTACTCATGCCAAGCAAATCAGCAATGCCAGTAGTGGTGGATAACAGTGAGGATTAGGAATGTACAAATGGTGGTTAGCTATTTTAGTGGTGGCTTGTATGTGCTTTTGGCAAGGAAAATCTTGGGCACAAACAAATACGGTGACATCTACCAGTAGCACCGTTTCAGGTACTAATACGGTTGACAGAACGGTTGGCACAGCAAATGCCCCATCGTTTGGCAATAATAACCAAGATGTATGTAGTTACGCAGCAAGTGCAGCGATACAAACTCAGATACTAGGAGTAGCGGGTGGTACATCTATAAGAGACATGAATTGTGAAAGACTTAAACTTAGCCGTGCCTTGTACAGAATGGGAATGAAAGTAGGAGCAGTGGCTATGCTCTGTCAGGATGCAAGGGTGTGGCAAGCGATGACAATGGCCGGGACCCCGTGCCCATTCAAAGGAAAAATAGGCATAGATGCTGCAAAAGCATGGGCGGAGAATCCAGAAATGAGACCGGATTATGATAAATGGGTTAAAGAAAATGTTACAGATGCAGATTGGTTACCTACAGAAGAAGAGGCTGTTGGTCTTAGTATTGGTGGCAGTTTGCTTTTGTTACTTCTTTTATTATAATAACTTAGCACATGCGGAACTACTAAAAGAAGGCGAAACAGTAGTTGAAGAAATAGAAACAGAACACTTAGGTGATGGACACATTGATACAGTTACTCAGACGACTACGATTATTGAAAACAAAACAACCGGAGACATCCTCCATGCCGATCAAGGTCTTGTGGGCAATACCAAACATGGAGACATGGATTATGACTGGGGAGGATTGGGACCGGCAAGTATGCACAGCACCTGCCCCTCCAGCGAAATTGGATCTGGTAAGTGTGCTGAGATTACGGGGAATACTCTAACTACCTTTGATCAGTATGTAAATATAAGTGATTTTTATATCACAGATGGTGGTGCACTAGATTGGGAATTATCTATGCACTTTTACGATACGGAAGACAGTGCGTATTTTCAAACTAAAGGGTACGCAAATGATGTCCTACAATGGGACACTGGAGAAATAAACCTCCAGAATAACAATAATGCTACTACATACACAGGCTCCTATGATTTTGACAACAGTCTTGATAAAGTATTTGTACGAATTGGTGGAGTAGATAATACAAACCTTGCTAGAGGTCCATTATTTGATGATGTTTCATATATAATAAACTATAACATCATAACAACCTCTGTACAGACATGGATAGAAATAGTCCAGCCCATGCAAATGGAAGAGTCTATACAGTTAGAACTAATGGAAACATACGAAAGTGCCACGATAGAAGAACAACAAGAAATGGAAATAGAGATGCAAGACATGGATATGGTCGTGCATTTTGAATTAGAACCAACTTCTTCTATGAATAACATGAGTGATATACAGGGTATGCCTGAAACTTTAAGTATTGGTGTCGTTGAGGGTTTGTTTCAGGATATGGATATGGGGGAAATATCCATGCAAGAAGTGATGGTAGAAGTAGAGGCTATGGTAGAGGAAATCCAAAATATAGGTATGAATGTAGAAACCGTAGCAATAAAAATGCCAGAACAAGAGATGCAAGTTGTTATAGACAATGTGGAACCAACGAATGAACCGATAGAAGAATCTAAAATAGAAGCACCTGAACCCCAACCAATAGAAGAAGTTAAGGAGATTGTAGAGGTTGCTGATAATAAGATGGAAACAACTCCAGAAGTTAAAGAAGAAGTTGATGCAAAAGAAGAAACAACTACTGGCGATACAATGGAAGTTAAAGAAGTTGCTAAAGAACAGAAAGAACCTCAAAAAGAAGAAGAAGTAGCCGAAGAAGAAAAACCTCAAGAGAAAGTTGTAGCTAAGGAAACCAATGAGGAAAAACCAAAAGAAACGGTGGAGGAAAAGCCAACTAAAGAGCAGGAACAGAAACAGAAAAAAGCAAAACAAATTATAGCAGGGCTACCTAACAGTTATGATCCTGTATCACAAATTACAACTCTTGCTCTTGTTAATGCTCTCGGTCCAGATATATCTACATATCAAAATATAGCTACAGTTGTACAACCAACATGGTATGTTGCAGAGGATATTTATACAGACGTTATTTTACCAGACCCTCTAGGAAACTACATTAGTGTACGATCAAATCTACAAATAGAAAAAATGATTGGACAACAGTATGAGTAGTGAGGTAGAATATAAAGGAATTAAAGTTAAGGGTAGTAAATTACTACTAATTTTACCTTTACTTGCTGCACTTGGAGGAGGCCTATGGGCTGGCTTTGAAGGGTATGCACGTTGGGTAGCAATGGAGGAAAAGATAAATGGCTACGTGGCTCCTAATCTTACTGGCTTTACTGTAAAACTTGATGTACTAGAAGAAAGATTAACTAGTGTAGAGACTAATACAAATACAGAAATAGTTGCATTAAAGACAAATGTAGATACAGACATGCGTTCTGTAAAAGAACTTGTAGGTGCTGCACAAGATGATGCAAGAACAATCCGTACAGATCTAAGAAAAAGCATTAACGAGGTACAGGACCAAGTTGCTGGTGTAGACAGCCGAGCAAGAGGTTTAGATCAAGAGGTTCGTAGTATACTAAGACAAGTAGAATCTGATATGAGAACTTTAATTGATCATGCATCCGATAGATTTGATGGTAAAAGAACGGCTATTGAATCAGATGCAGTACGCAGAGCAGAAGCAATTGATAATAAACTTAAAAGTTTGGAAGAGAGATTAAGGATGATGTTACAAAGAGCTCTAGATAATCCTTTGTCTGGCCAATAATGGCAGACGAAGATAAAAAGAATTGCAACTGTGAAAATTGTGATTGTGAAAACTGTACATGCTCAGAGGAAAATCCCTGTGCATGTATGACTGATAAACAAGGAGAAGATAATAATGGTTGAACTAATGAATAGATTTAAGGAGCCTTCATCATATGCAGCACTCAGTGGTGTGTTTGC